TGACTAACTCCTTTACTAGTTGGTTGTCCTTAAGATACTCAAGGACAAGTTCATCTATGGTTTCGTAGTCTAATCCGTAGTAGTGACTGCCCATATCTACGAACCAATTGTCTCTGACCATTTGGTCAAAGGCTTCCTCACGAGTGGAGGCTAGGGTTAGATCGTGAAGTTCAGGTCGCTTGTAGATATCCTCAAGCGATTGCCATATTGCAAGGTCTTGCATTCCCAATCTACGATAGTAGTTGGTGTAGTTAGATAGAGTTGTCTCTACCTGTGTGATCATAAATGACGCTTCCATGTTTGCTCCTATCTTTTAGTTGCACTGAATCGGATGTCGGCTCTGCCGACAATGCATAGCCCGCAGCTAACGCAGGCTGACCCACTGGTGGAGATGAGTGGGATTTGCTTGGTCAATGCTGGACATTTAGCACCAACCTTGCCAGTTATGCGAAGCATTTCCTGCTCCGCACTTGCGAATGTATCTGACAGCCACGCTAGTTTAGTGTCTGTCTCACGCCGAACTTGTTCGGCAATGTGTTTGTTCTCTTGGTCTGCACTGTAATACAGTGACAGATTGTCAAGACCAGAGAGTGAGTAAGCAGCAGATCGCACTCGTGTATAGCACCAGAACTGCACATCTGGGTGCATCATGATTACTTTCTGCCATGCATACTCATATGTTTGATTGAAGAAGTCGCCGTCCCAGTGTATGCGGAATAACTTCGGGGCATTCCGTTTATCACAGTCCTTGACGAAGTCAATGATCATGTCGTCAAGTAAGTCAACCATTTGGTTGATGTCAGCGTCCTTCAATAGTTGCCAGTTATGAAGCAATACTTGCTTCACTCCCTTGTATACACGCTCGAGCTTGCCTGCATAGCAGACCTTCTCGCATACACTAGTGGCTTCGGGGCAAGAGAACTTCTTACCTGCTGGCAATCCAAAAGCATTAGCGATTGCTGGCGTCTTGCCACTTGGTGTTACTAAGTTGGTGACCTTGCGGTCTTTACTTCTAATCAGCGATAACATCTTGCTCCTTTCTATTGCCGATTACTTGCTCTATATTTAAAGCACATCTTTGATGTGCTATTTATTGCGTATAGCCCACGCCATGTCATTTGCGTATCGCCTGCTATCAGCCCACGCATTCTCTCCATAGAAGTATTTGGTTCTAACATTAGAACCACCTACCTTGAAGAAGAAGTCGTCGATATCAGCAGTGAATACTTGGACATACTCATTGCCGTTTTCATGCGGGATCCACTGCTTAACCTCACCCACCTTTGGCTTTGTTAGTCGTGATTTATACATTTACTTCCTCCTCTTCCTTGAAGTCGCCTTCTCTAAGGCGAGTTAGAACTTCATCAACAATTTCATTATAGAAATTGTCAGTGCGTCCTTGGATTTCATCTATCGCTGAGATTATTTCATTCTCAGTTGGCAACTCTTCCCCTTCGTATTCACTCTCGAATAGGTAGAGCAGTGTCTGTGTAGACATATCACACATTGGTTTTCTCCTTATCTGTTATGGCGTAGCCATTGGCTTCGCACTTGTGTTGGTGTTTGTCTTCGTCATACTCATTCCAGTATTCCTCGTGCTCGTCGCCATGTTGCCATTCCTTGCCACATGCGTAGCATCTTTGGGCATACTCGCTGAGTGTTATACATTGACCATTGGTGAACTCAAGTTCACCACCCCAGCCTTGTTCTTCCTCAAAATCTAAGATGAACTTGACATCAGGGTATTGCTCTGAAAGAGCAGTCAATGCTTCTTCAGCAACACCCCAAGGGGTGTTGAATTGGTATTGAAGTGAGGTCTCGTCCGCCTCCACGAGCTCAGGCTCGCTGGCGTCCCACTTGACACCCCAATTGCTGATGTTCCAGTTATACCAATTGAACTCGGTATCACCTTGCTTCTCACCATTGGCGTAGCCATGTGTTCCGTGATACTCGTCCATCTTGTCAGTAGGTGGACGAATGATGTTCCAAAAAGATAAATCTTCTTGGACAGTTTCAGTTATCCATTCATCAGAAGGAAACTTCTGATATTTGGTTTCGTAAGACGCAGATAACTGCGTCTTTATCTTTGCGATTACTTGAGGCTCAGCCTCAATTAGTAGTGTGTTATATACCCAGTTAGGCATTTTGGTATTCCCCTTTCGCTAGTCCATACTTTACGAATATATCAAAGGCAACTCCGTCAACAGTCTTATTGACGAAGTCAATCTCTACGCATAGATCCCACGCATCTGTCATGTCTGTGGTTGCGAAGATACCGAAGCCAGTTTCTGACTTCCATTGTTCTCCAATTAAATTGGAGATGACGATACGAGTTCCATATGAAGGGTCGTCCCAGCGTGGCTCTGCTACAGACAGAGCACAAGCCAAGTCAACCTCCCATGTGGTCTCGCCCCAGTGTGAATACAGCACCACCTTTGGTGAGTTCTCAAACTGGTCTTGCTTAAACACGAAATTAACTCTTGCTCCCATGTTTATTCCTCCTTCTTTAGTCGGCGTTTTGCTTCTGATATTGCTTGCTCGATTGCATAACGCATGTCCGATAGTTCGTATCTATCGAAGATAGCGTTGGCTAACTCCCATTCTTCGGTAGTTAGAGTGTCGCCTTCGTAGGTCATGTCCTCTTGGTCATACCACTGGCAGGCGATTTCAGCATTAGGGTCTAACTCCTTTAGGAGTTTGATTGCGTTTGCTACTCTCATCATTCCTCCTCATCACTGCCGAACAACTCTTGCCAGCAGGTATCACATGTTCGTGAGATTAACAACTCTCTATCTTGAATAGAGAGTTCAGGGAAGATATCTTGGACAAGTCTGCGCTCGCCACGAGGCAAGTCAAACTCAGCCCATGCTTGTTCTGGTGCGATTAACAGCGTGGTGTTGCCACACCTACGGCAGGAAATACCTACCATTTTCTTAACTATTTCCATAGTTAACCTCGCTTTCTTTTGCTTGCTCGCTCAACCAATTTGGCTGGTGAGTATCCGCCTACAGTCTTGCCAGTCTTGCGATTAACCTTCGGTGCTTTCTTCCATGCCTTGCCATTCTTGCGGTCAGGATTTCTCATAGTTGCTCCTTTCTGAAGCGACAAAAGAGGGGTCAGCGATTTGCCGACCCCCCATAATAAGCAGATCTTTGATCTGCTATCTTTGACGAGCGAGCCACTCACGCACTGCTTTGCGAGCGACCATTAAACCAATTACAAAACCGCCACCGAATAAGGCGATTGCTACAGCAATCAAATCGGTATAGAGCAGGGGTAATGTGGTCATGCGACACTTCCTTTCAGGGTTAGGTAAGCCTTTGGCTCAACCTTGGCTATCTCGCTTGCTACAAGCGTGAAGTTTGGATAAGCCTTGAATGATGCTAGAATTGCCTCAATCTTCTTTGAAGATTTGGCGGTGTTAGTGGTGATACGCACCTTGGCGAAGACTCGCTTGTCATCTGCCTTGGCTACATGAACAACGCCGTTCTTAACGACGCCGACTAGTGTCTTACTTTCAACTGTTCTCATGCTGTCCTACTTTCTGCCTTTCGGAGTTTCCGTTTCGGCGACATCTATCAAAGCAAATCTTTGATTTGCTATCAAAGAAAGACAGGCGTGATCACGAGCTCGCATGCGAGCAGCCACTAGCCAATCCGTCAATTCATGCGGTGTGGGCACACATGTGCCCGCACATGTAGGGTTTCACATACACACTGGCACATACATGTCATGACATGACATACACGCACAGTGAACCGACACTCCGTTGATTTACGCTCGGTGTTTGACATTTGGCTGGAGGTATGGGATAATTCTCGGTGTCAGTTGAGGTGGTCTCAACGACGCTGAAAGGAACAGCAAGTGAATACATACATGAACGAAGACCTCTTCGCAGACCTAACTGCGGAGATTAAGCAGGTTAAGGCGTTCTACAACATACCTACGCTGGAGCATGTGCCAGATAGCGAGTTAAGCCTTCTTAGTGAGGCTCACGCAGGCGACCTAGTTCGCAAAGGTAAGCATGTTGGTATCGTGTTTGATGTAATCTCATGCGGAGGCAATGAGGCTCTCCGTATCGTGTTCAACAGTGGGCGTGTATCTACACACACTCGCAAGCCTCTATAGATAGTCAGGCGAAGCCCCGCACCCGATAGCACAGGGTGTGGGGTTTTGTCAAGTCTGAGCGTGTTTTTCTGCGGGGCAGGGGGCGACCTCTGCCCCTTTTTTTGTCTGCTCGCCCTAGGCGACCCCCACCATGTTTAACACCGCCCCCCACCCTCCCCCCACTATCTCCTAAAATATTTTGACCAGAAAACCAGCTCTGACCAGCACTTTTGTTAAACCAAGAAAAAAACTTTTAATTTGCTCTTGAAACACGCCGACGCTCTAGACCCCTATATAAGTGTAAGGCGAAGTTCCACTGAGCCTTCTAAGGCGGGCATTTAGCCCGCCGTTAAGAACTTATATGCATAAGTGGGGATACTTCTGTCCAGACCCCTGTGGACCCCTACAGGCACTGGAGGCACATGGAAAGACAGTTATCACCAGAGGAAGCAAGGAAAGAACTTATCCTCTTGGTGCGCCAAGGGCGCACTATTGCTGATGGTCTAAAAGTTATTGGTAGATCCAGATCTTGGTATGATACCCAACGCCGAGAAGCCGAAGGCTTCTCAGCTTTAATTGATAATGCTCGGTTTAGAACACAGGACCTCGCTGAAGAAGCTCGGTCCAATTTGTCTGATTTTGCAGAGTTCTCTGAAAAGTATCTTGGTACTAAAGTACCAAAGCACATGATGAACGTAGTATCCATGTTGGAAGGTAAAGATCCAACCTGGTTACATGAATCCATGGTTTACGAAAAGGGATCGGCGGGCTTATCCCGCCTCTTGGTAAATGTACCCCCTAACCATGCCAAGACTATGACCATCACAATTAACTACGTAACTTATCGAGTAGTTAAGAATCCCAACATTAACGTCATGGTTATATCCAAGACACAGGAACAGGCAAAGAAGTTTTTGTATGCGATCAAGCAACGCTTGACGCATCCTCGGTATGCTGACCTTCAGGTAGCCTTTGGTCCAGCCGATGGATATAAAGCAACCGCCGACCAGTGGTCGGCTACCAAGGTATATCTTGGTGGTGACGTACGTGAGTCAGATGCTAAAGACCCAACTATAGAAGCTATAGGAATGGGCGGGCAGGTTTATGGTAACCGTGCCGACTTAATAGTTTTAGATGACGTGGTCACTCTGAGTAATGCTTCAGAGTGGGCTAAGCAACAAGAATGGATTAGACAAGAAGTTGCCTCTCGTCTTCCACCAGGTGGGGGTCAACTTCTTGTTGTCGGTACTAGAGTATCGGCAGTTGATCTATATAAAGAATTAAGAAATCCAAGCCACTACACCGATGGTGTACTCCCTTGGTCATATTTGTCCATGCCTGCGGTCTTAGAATACGCAGACGATCCAAAGGATTGGAAAACCCTTTGGGAGAAATCCGAACAACCACTTACTGAGGATGATGTCCCAGATGAGAATGGAATGTTTGATCGATGGACAGGACAGCGTCTAACGGCTGTCCGAAACGAGGCAGGACCATCTAAGTGGTCACTGGTTTACCAGAACCTCGATATTGCGGAGAATGCAATCTTCGACCCGATGTGCGTCAGAGGCGCAGTCAATGGAATGAGAAAGTCGGGTGCGCTGGTTGCAGGCGCAGCAGGTCATCCTGAGAACTCTAATAATTTCTTTAGAGTCATTGGTATTGATCCAGCAATGACTGGTGATACCGCTGCTGTTGCCTATGCGGTTGATCGCAGAACACATAAACGCTATGTCATGGATGTTTACATCATGACTGCCCCTACACCTGCAGCAATCCGTTCTCTTATCAAGGAGTGGACCGATGTGTATAAACCACATGCGGTCATTGTGGAATCAAATGCTTTTCAGCTTTTCCTTACACAAGACGAAGAGATTCGTAACTTCCTGTCAACACGAGGTATCAACTATAGACCTCACTACACAGGAAATAATAAACAGGATCCCGAGTTCGGCGTAGCCTCACTCGCTCCTTTATTTGGCACCATTACTAAGCGGGATGGTGTCATGAATAACTTTAAGCATGCTGGCGATAACTTAATTGAATTACCAGATAGCTCAAAGAATGAACACGTAAAGAAGTTAATCGAACAACTTGTAACCTGGCAACCAGGAGTACAAGGCAAGAAACTCAAGATGGACGCAGTCATGGCACTGTGGTTCTGTGAGATCGTAGCAAGAGAAACTTTACTTACTTCAGCAAATGTACCTAACTTTTTGAGTAATCAATTTACACCTAGAGGAGACATCGAGTCTCGGTACATCATCAACTTAGATGATCTAGCTGCAGCGCAGCGGACTGCGAGATTGTGACATTAATGAAAGAACTACAACAAGCCTTTGAGCAATTAAAAGCTCGTAACTCCGAGCGTGATAGACGCATGCGTGAAGTTGCATTAGTTAGAGCAGGACAGGCAGATCAAGTATTCCAAGGATTATTTCCTGAAGGAGTATGGTCACGTCCTATTATTGCCAACCTTATTGATGTTGTTGCTCGAGATGTTTCTGAACAAGTCGGTGTTCTACCTACCATTACTGCTGCTGGAGATTCATCACTAGATGATAACCAGCGTACCAAAGCTGACAAGCGTACAAAGATTGCTAACTATTATGTAGCAGCATCCAGACTAGGTACAGAGTTACTGCGTGGCGCAGACCAACTAGCAACATATGGTTTCGTTCCTATTAGAGTTGAACCAAACTTTAAAGACAAGAGACCACACATCCATATTGAAAACTCTATGGGTGCTTATTACGACATGGATCGCTTCGGTGTTGTTAACACCTACGCTCGCCTATATCACCGTAAAGCGGGTGATTTGGCAGCACACTTTCCAGAGTATGCAGATCAAATTTTACAATCCAATTCATTTACTCGTGGTGATGGTAACTCATTACTACAGGTTGTACGTTGGACAGATAAAGACAGAACAGTTTTATTTTTACCAGATCGTGGAGGTTTAGTTCTTGCGACGACACCAAACAAAACAGGTACAGTCCCAGTTGCAATTGCTCAACGTCCTTCGCTCGATGGTGAATCCAGAGGTCAGTTCGACGACGTCTTGCCAGTGTATGCAGCAAAAGCAAGGCTTGCACTCCTCACTATGGAGGCTGTTCAAAAATCTGTTGAAGCTCCCCTTGCTCTTCCTACTGATGTTACTTCTCTATCCGTTGGTCCTGATTCGGTCATTCGTTCGAACAGCCCTGAGAAAATTCGTAGGGTTAATCTAGACGTACCTCAATATGCATTTGCTGAGAACAATGTTCTAGCAGATGAAATGAAATTAGGAACTCGTTTTCCTCAAGCTCGTGCAGGACAAGCAGAAGGTTCTATCGTTACAGGTCAAGGTGTTAAAGCACTTATGGCTGGATACGATTCTCAAGTTAAAATTTATCAATCAATCCTTGGCGAGGCAATTGGTCAAGCAATATCATTTGCATATGCAACCGATGAAGCATATTTCCCAGAATTAACTCGTGAAGTATCTGCAACAGCCAACGGAGTTCCATACAAATTAAAGTATAAGCCAAGTTCAGATATCAATGGTAACTATGGCGTAACCGTTGAATACGGTTTGATGGCAGGTTTAGATCCTAACCGTGCATTGGTATGGGGTCTACAGGCAAGAGGAGATAAATTAATTTCTCGAGGAATGTTGCGTCGCAACCTTCCTATCTCACTAAATGCTGGTGAAGAAGAGAGAGCAATTGACATTGAAGAAATGCGTGATTCATTAAAAGCATCCGTATCTTCTATGGCTGCAGCAATTCCACAAATGGTAATGCAAGGTCAAGATCCAATGAAGATTGTTGAAAAAATGGCAAGTGTTATTACTGATCGTAAAAAAGGTATACCTCTTGAAGATGCAGTAGCAAATGCTTTTAAGCCAGAACCAGCACCAAAAGAACAACCAGCACAACCAGGAATGCCAGAAGTACCAGCAGGTCCTGAGCCAATGGCTGGTGGTCAAGCACCACAACTTCCACAAGGTAGACCAGCAATGCAAGAGCTTCTTGCGGGATTAACTGGTGGAGGAAACCCAAATCTATCAGCGAGAGTTACTCGTCAAATACCAGCATAACAAGGAGAAACAAATGATCGGAAAGCAAGGAAAGTCAGCCAAGGCTCCAACTTCTAGCGCAATGATGGGCAAGAAGCCAGCAGGTGCCGTTAAAGGTGGCGGAATGGTTAAGTTCGGCATTACACCTAAAGGCATTAAAGGCAATAGCAAAAAAATTAAGTAATTTTATTTTATAAGTAAAGGATAACTATGGCAGCCAAAACTCCAAAGAAATTCAGGCAGGCACGTAAGGCTGCCAAAGTTGAAGCTAAAAAAACTTTTAGCGGTTCAAAAAAAGCAAGGTTGAAAGACCCTTTCACAAAGTACTCTAAGGACGATATAGAAGTTCTTAAAGAAATGAAGGCAGAAGCCAAGAAGGGTTATATTACCGACGATAAAGGTAATAAGATTAGAGTAAAACCTACTGAGACTGCACAAGAGCGTATGGCTCGTGATCGTGCTGCTGCTAAAGCAGAAGCATTAAGAATGTATCCTTATGACAAAGCAGAATTAGAAGCAATGTCAAAGGCAGATCGTCAAGCAGCAGAACTTGCACAAAAAAGATTGTCTGAACCTAAATCACAAAAAGCTGGTAAACCAGCACCTAAATTAAGTGAGGCACAAAAAGTTCGTAGTGCAGTAACTGCACCAGAACCAAAGCCACAAGGTTATAAGATTGATCCTAAGACAGGTAAAAAAATTAAAGAAGGTGCAGGAAGAAGTGCATCTCAAAATGCATTGTTAAAACAAACTGCTGCAAAGAAAAATATGCCTGCTAAAAAAGGTGAAGGATTACCTAAGAAAACACCTATGAAACCAGCAGATGCTAAAAAGCCAGGATTACCAACTGATAAAAAATTACCAGTTGTTAAAAAAGGTTTTGCTGCAGGCAAAGAACTTAATGCAGAAGGTAAAGCAATCTATGACAGACTTATTAAAGAAGGCGTAAAACCAAAGTCTGCACTTAACAAGGCTTTATTCCGTCAGGAAAAAGGCGCAAAGGTAGCAGCTAAAGCTGCAGGACCTGTTGCTACAGCAGCCAAGTCTGCTGCTACAGCAGTTAAAAAACAAGGTCCAGTATCAACTAGTAAGGTTCCAGCAGGTGCTAAACCAATTGGTGTAGGTACTATGAAGAATGGAAAACTTACATTTAAGTTTGATGATAAACAAATTAAATCTATTGTTGAAAAAAATAAAGCAGCTAAAGCTATTAAAGTACCTTCAACCGTTGTATCATCTAAGCCAAACGTTCCAAGCAAAGAACTTGCTGTACGTCCTAGCGCAGGTCCAGTTGTTGCTAAAACTGCTGCTAAAAAAGGTGGAGCAAAAGCTGCAGCATTAGGTGCTGCTAAGTTTGCTGGTAGAGCACTTACAGGTAAAGCAGCTTTAGCAGTTACTGCTGCAAGTTTAGTTGGTAAGCCAATATTACAAGCATTAACAAAAGAACCAGCAGGTGCTAAGAAAGCAAAGATTAATGCTGCTAAAACACCAGGACCAGAGGCAAGAAGTAATCAACCACGTATTACTGGTCAAGGAAGATTTGTTGGTACAAAGGTAGGTGCAGGTGGATCTACTTACAGAGTAAATGCTGGAGATACATTATCTGGTATTGCTAAAAAGTCTGGTGTAACTCTTTCAGAGTTAATGGCAGCAAACAAGAAAATTAAAGATCCTAGAAAGATTTACAGAAACACTGCAATTAATATCCCATCAAAAGGAAAAGTTCCAGCTGGTGGATATGCAGGTCCTGTTCCATATCGTCCTAAAAAGAAGTAGGTAACTCATGTCAATGGTTAATCCTGCTGCTGTTCCTATGCCTGGGGCAATGTCTAATCGAAGTGACTTGCCTCCAGCGCAAGGTGCAAAACGATTACCAGATGCAGCATACGGTGAACAAAAACAATTCTTAGCGGATCAAAATGCTGCACCTATGGCTAAAGCACAAGATCCTTTAGCAAACATTATTCCATTAGGTGCAGAAACACGTAGAGCTAATGAGTTTGTTACCGCTGGAGTTGGTGGTAATACTCCTGGTCCAGGTAGAGAAATACTTAATTTACCAAACCCAGCAGATACACAAATTGCAGATTTATCTATGATAGCCAAATACCTTCCATTGATGCAGACATTTGCTGATTCACCTAATTCAACTGGAACTATGAAGGCATTTACTAAATATTTAAAAAGCCAAATAGATGAAAATATTTAAAAAGTTTGAAGAAAATCTTGAGTACCTGGGTTTTGAATTAGCACCAGTCGCATGGGATTTAGCACGATTTGAATTTGAATCAGATGATGATCGTTATGCATTACTAGAAGAATTAACAGCTGGAAGGGAAACTAATACCGATGGGTCTATGGGATGACTGGAGAGCTGAAACAGGCACAACTTCCACACCTAACCCTTTAAGCAGAGTTAATGAATTTAAAAAAGAAGTATTAGATAAAACTGCTGTAGGTAGAGTAGAAGAAAAAGTTGGTGCTGGCATTGCCAGTGGAATAGAAAAAGCTCAAGCTAGTCCATTTAGATTCTTAGTTAATCCTGCTCTTAATGTAATGGAAAAAGTTGGTGGTATCGTAAGTGGTATTACCCAGACAGTAGCAACACCTTTCCTTGCTGCAGAAGCAGCACGTCAAGGTCAAACAAAAGGATTTGTACAAAGCTTTAGATTTGCTAGAGAGCAAGCCAAGAAGATCTCAATGGGTCAGGCTCTTGCTACCCAAGTTGGTCAAACAGTTGGCGCAATCTTGCCAGACCAAATTACACCTACATTCATGGATAAAGACTTTAACGTCTTTGATGACAAGCAAAGAAACCAAGCATATAAAAATGAATTTCTTGGATGGCTTGCATCTGGTAGTACTGACTTAGGACTTGCTTTGCTTGGTAGTAAAGGTATTGGTTCTGCAGTTAAAGTAGCAAAGACCACAGCACTTGGTTCTGAAAAGATAGTAACTAAGGCTGACCAAGATCTATTTAAAAAGAACTTAGAAGAAGCGGTTGCATGGGGTACTCGTAATGATGGAACTCCACCACCAACAGGATTATCTAAGTTAGTAGATGATGCAGTTAAAACAAAAGATGTAAGTAAGATTATTGCTAACCCATTAGTATCTAATGGATCTAATCCTAATCGCTCTGCAACGATTATGGCTCGTATTGATAACCATAGAGATATGGCTGATTATCTATTAGCCGAGCGTGGAGATAAGTTAGCTTTCCAAAGATTCTTTACTAAATCACCTTTAATGGCTGATCACTTAGACAACTATGGAATGAATAATATAGATCCTATTTCAGATCTATCTAAAATTCATACAGAGGCTTTAGATCCTAAGTTAACACCTAGGTATCAACAACTTATCGAAGATAAGAAAGCAAGAGACAGAGAATTTAAATATGCCTTAGAAGGTTTTAAGGATGATATTAACGTTGGTCAGTTTTCATCTTATCGTCCAGGTAAGTTTGCATCTGTTGAATCAATCAAACTTGCTAAAGAAAAACTTAAGCTTCAAGCCAAGTTTGGTGATTTAAAACTATTTGGCAAAGATGGTGGCAACGGCTGGCGTACTCAGGTTTACCAATCATCTCCATATGATCGTATTATCCGTACCATTGCTTGGGTAGGGTCAGGTCGCCCACAGGGAATGATTAATATATCAAACCCACGTAAGTATGAATCAGCAATGGATGTACTTTCAGACTTAAATCGTCTTCAGATTCTTCGTGGTCAAGAAGGTACAGACTTTAAACGCAAGATGGTGTCTAGGTTTTTAAATGCCCAAGATGATACTCAACGTGCAATTGCTTTAGATTATATTGAACAACAGGTAATGTTAAAACTAGCCAAGTTCGCAGGTGCTGCAGATGTGGCTGATATCAGAACTTCTGCTGATCAAGTTAAATTAATTACCAGTTGGCACAGTGCAGTTAAAGGTCGCCGTCAAACAATCAAGGAATATGCCACAAAAAACGGTTTTGTTCCAGATGAGAACGGTGGAATTAACGTAAGTAATTTCTTTTCTATCTCAAACGAAGCATCAATCATTCCAATGCTTGATTTCCGTAAGTTAGAAATAGAAATTATATTAAATTCTAAAAGAGTTTTAGGTGGAAGGTCACCAATTACTGCTGGACAGGTTAAGGGAGCGGTTGCTTCTAAGGCTGTAATGGGTACTGGTGAGGTATTAGATTTAGCAAACGCTGTATTTAGTAACTTAAATCTTATCCGCCTTGCATATATACCAAAGAACTCAATACTTGATCCGTTTGCTCGTGCAAGTATGGCTCTTGGTAATCTAAGTTTACTTAAAAACGTACTTCCTGGTATAAATAATCTTGTTCATAACACTAGTTTGCGAGCAGAGTCAGCAAAAAGATTTATTCCAGGGTCTCCAACTAGACAAGCTTATCGTGCAGAAAAGCAAGCCCAGAAAGAAATGGATATTCTTGCTGGTGAATTAAAGCCAGTAGTTGAAAGATGGGAACTTGCTCAAAAAACTTTAGATGATGCAGAGAAAAACCTTAATGCTGCAATAGCAGCACAGGCAAAAGCTGAATCAGCACTGCGTAAAGCAACCAAAACTAATAAAGCAGATCTTACTGCTGCTAAAAACAACGCAGATTATCAAATGTTTTTAGCCCAAAGAGCTTTTATTGATGCAGATGATGCATTAACTAATAGTGCCGACATGGTAAATGGCGTTTCTTCATTAATGAAGAAACATAGAGACACTCTTACCGCTGCTGCCATACACAGAGCAGAGTTACAACAGTACAAATACCTAGGACAAGATAAAGAAATCCTAGAAGTTAATGGTAAGAAGTACACTATTGATGGTTTGGCTGATCCAAACATCCGTGGAGCCAGTGCTTATCTTGCTGAGATGGATACCGCTGCTAACTTTATTAATACCCAGACACAATCTCAGATTTCTAGACAATTAAGAGCTGATGGAACAAGGTTTGTAACCATCCCTCGTAATGATGTTAAGCCATATATGAATGCCTTAACCCACATAGCTAACCGACAGATTCGTCAAGAGTTAGACATGCCATTAGGCATGTTATTCCGTGGTGATTCACCAATTGAAGTTGTTAGATATCTATATAAAGATACTAAAGGTGCTGAGTACCGTCGTCGTATGGAGTCTCGTGCTGGTAGACCAATGGGTCAAGATGACTTTTTAAACTGGGCTACAGCAACTCAAGATAAATTATTTAAGATGTATCCAGATCCAAACATTCGTGAGATTGTCTTAAATAGAGCGGTCAGTATTGATGAAATGACTGCAGCATTAAAAGATAGACCAGATTTATTACCTGAAATTGATGGACCAAACATCGATCTATCTGATTTAAATCGTTTAGAGCGTGGTCTGGTTAAGACTCAAGGTGCAATTGATGCAGCTTGGAGAGTCTTAGCAGCATCTGAAAATAGAATGGTTCGTAATCCACTCTTCCTTACTTATGTAAGAGAAGAGATGAAAGATCTTATTGCAGCAGCGCAACGAAATGGTATAGATCCATCAGATGCTGTAGTTAATAACCAGTTCCGTCAGGTTGCATATCGTAAAGCTACAGATCGTGTAGAAAGAACCTTATACTCCTCACGTCGTTTAAGTAATGGTATGTATGCAGCACGGTTTGCAATGTCTTTCCCTCTAGCATTCTTTAACTCACAGGCTGTGGCTCTTCGCCTTATGGCAAAGAACCCAATGAATGCTTACTGGTATGGAACTATTGCCAATGCCTTCGATAACTTTGAAAACTATGAAGACGAAGATGGCAATACATACAAGTCAATAAAAGATGTGCCACCAGGTAAGAATGTAACTGTTAAATATCCAATACCTTATGGCGATAAACTACCAAAGGTAATTAAAGATTCGCTTAAACCATATACTGATTCTCGTGGTGGTGGATTAAAGTGGAATCCAAAGCAAATGGAGTTTATGATTGCCGATCCAAGCGTGTCTTGGTTTGGTGGGGTCACATTATCTGAACTTGTAAAGAATGGGTTTACTGCACCATTTGGACTATGGAAGATTTACGGCGAGGATATATCTGAAGGATTAAGAAATACCTTTGGAAATGACTTCTATGAGAATAGCTTGCTATATGCTGGCTATCCAATTGAAGGAAAGAACATTGCAGAGACTGCAAAGAATGCAATAGTTCCAAGTTACTTACAATCTTTAATTGATTCAGGAAAGATCCCTGGACCAATTGCAGCAGCAATGTCAGCAGTTGGTTTAGATAAGAGTGAACGGTTTGCAGATGATGTAAACATGTTCTTTAGAGTTCAATACTCTGAATGGGATCGCAATGGTCGTGTAGGTGCTCCACCTGATATGGCAACTGCTGCTAAGGCAGCAGGTAATATGGCATTTATTAGGTCTATAAGCCAGTTCTCAGCACCTATTGCTACAACATTTGACCCAGTAACTAGAGCTGCAACTCAATACTATAGCGATCTAGTAACACAGTTTAATGGTGATTACGATAAAGCTCAAGATAGATTTGTTCAAGACTTTGGTGTTGATGGTCTAGCATTTATTGGATCTAACCGAAAAAACATAGCAGGAGTAGCAGCAAACCTATCTGATATTAAGATGCTACGTAATAACCCAGAGTTATTAGAGAGTATTGGTAGATACGATACCAAGTTTGCACAAATGTTATCTACTGGCTACGGCGATTTAACAGATGAATACTCAACTGAAGTTGCTGCAATCTATAAGAGAATGAATTTTCCTGGTGGATATAACTCACCATTGACTCAACAGAAGAGTGCTGAAGAAGTACGAAAGTCTGTTGAGGCAAGACGTGGGTGGTATGAATATGACAAGCTTTCCAAGTGGAGAGATGCCATGATGTATCAATACGGTATCCGATCTACCTCAGAAGCAAGATATGAAACAACTGGTATGCAAGCATACTTCAATGAACAGGTTGCAAGAATTAGTGGCGACTTTAAAGGTTGGGCTGACGAACGTCAGCAAGGAGCAAAAGACTTTTGGAATGTAACCGTTCCAGTAATTGAAGAGATTGTTAATAACCAGAAGTGGATGAGCCATGCTGGTAAACAAACCAACAAATGGAATGAAATTGCTTTTTATCTACAGCAAATAAAGCAATGGAAAAAAGACTACGACTTGGTTATGAATGATCCTCGTCGTGAAAGAGATCTAAGGATTCAATTGTCTCAATGGCACTTTGATTTCTTACAAGCAGCGGGAGATGATTTTGATACATTCTCAGCAAGGTGGTTTGAAAACATGCCTCAACTAAGTACAGATTTGGTGGTGAGATAATGGCTGAACCAAGATACGGTCCTAATGGAGAAAGTTTAGTTCCAGGAACTAAAGCCTATGAACAAGGTTCACCTATTAGACCACAAACATCTACATCAGATTTACCTACATTTACCCCTAGAACAAAACCAATATTGGTTCCAGGAGTTAGCACTCCTGTACAGGCAGATGAAGCTAAAGCTTGGTTTAAATTCTTAAAAAATAATAACAAAGCACGTTATGAAGAATTTTTAAAAGAACTTGCAGCCAGAGGTGTGCCTAAATCTGCAGCCCAAAAAGTATGGGGAGATGCGGTTGACTGGACACAGACAGTTGGTGCGGTAAGTTCTAATCCAGAAGATTACTTAGATGTTTTAGATCCATCAGATTACCAAGGTGCTACCAAGAAGTATGGAACTACCAAGGTACGTGATGAGCGTATAACTCAATACAGCCCATCTGCTGGTGCTCAGACTATATCTGACACTATGGAACAAGAGCTTGGTCGTACTGCATCAGCTGCTGAAATAGCAGCAGGAACCGCAGCAATGAATGTTGCTGCTACAAAAGAACCATCTATATTTGAAGGAACTACAACTACCGCTCCTGGTGGTAAAGGTTTTGAATTAGGTCAGACAACTACTAAAGGAACTCAAACAACTGGCTTTGATCCAACTATGTTTGCTCGCAACTTTGCTCGCAGCCAACCAGACTTTGCAGAATCATTTGCTGCTAAGAATGTATTAAAGATAGTTAGCAATCTGTTAACCGACAGAAATGCTATTGGAAATGTGGTGAGCTAATGCCATATACCGTTAAATCTGGCGATACATTATCAAAGATTGCTGCTGCTAATAAAACAACAGTTGCTAAAATTATTGCTGCTAATCCAGTATTAACCACCAATCCTAAATATAATGGTGGAAGCACAATATTTTCTGGAACTAAACTTAATCTTCCTGGTGATACAAAGACACCACCTGCTACAAGTGGCACAACCACCAGTACAAACACTGGTGTTGTAAGTGGTACTACTACCAGTTATTCACCTGGTAGTACTTCAGTTGTCAATACAGGTATCTCGTCTACTGGTGCAACTCAAATGGATAAGTTCTCACCAGAACAACTTGCTGCTAAGTTTGGTGTAGCTGCTGCAGTTATTAATTCAGATAAGTCTCTTCAAGATGCATTAAATAAGATTCTTGGGCTTGATGGTAGTGGAACTATGATTACAGATCCAGACCTACAAACTCAGATTATTCAGAATACTAGTTGGTATAAAAACCAAACAGATACTCAACGCAAATATGCATTCTTTAAACAAACTAATCCTGGTCAATTTGCTGCCGACTTACAACTAAACGCAAGTGAGATTGTAAAGAAATGGGCGCAAAACGGTTTATCTATTTCTGCTGCAGATGCAATTAAATATGCAGAACAAATGATGCAACAAGCCGTTATTCAAGATGGCAAGGTTATTAGATACGATCAAGCTTATTTAAATAAATTAATGGCTGATTCTATTAAGTTTGATAAAACAAATACTTTTGAAAGTAACGGCAAAATTGTTTATGATCTTGATGGACAGCTTGAGACTATGGCTCAAGCATTGTACGAAAGAGCATATGACTATGGCTATCCATCAACTGTATCAAATGAAGGATTCAAAAAATGGTTTGAAGCATCAATCAAAGGATTAGTTGCTGGAACATTACAGCCAGAAGATATTGATAACGAACTAGAACAACGTGCAATGTCGTTATTTCCTGGTTTAAAAGATCAAATACTACGTGGTCAAACACTTCGCCAAGCAGCAGATCCTTGGATAACCACAATTGCTACTACCTTAGAAATTGATCCTAAATCATTGGATCTCAATAATGATCTTGTACAACAAGCTCTTAATTACACAGATGATAAAGGAAATGTATCACCTATGAATCTTTATGGTGCCAAGAAATTAGCTCGTAGTAGCAAAGACTTTGATTACACACAGCAAGCCAAAGAAGAAAAGACAAATATTGGTAAAATAATTCTTAGAGACCATGGGTTCCTAGCATGAGAGAATCAGATAACAGTTTATTTTCATCATATGGTGCATTTCAAGAAGTATACAAAGCATCAAAATCAGAACCTGCAACCACGCCATTATCTGGTGTAGGTCAATATCAAACTGTAGATCCAGGATTTACTGCAGTTGCTTATAAAAATTTAGATGCAAGTACTAAACAAGTAATAGCAGCTAATGCTGCTTCTAATAATATGACACCACAACAATATTATGAATCTCGTGGTGGTGTTAATAAAGCTGGATACTATGGAGATTCTTGGAGCGCACAAGCTAATTTAACTGATGCTGAATATCAACAAGTTATTAGTAATGCTCAAGCACAAGGTTTAACTGGTGTTTCTATTGGTCAAGCAATTAATGCTGCAACCGATAAGAAACGTGCAGAAAATGGATTACCTCCATTAGTATCAACTAGTAGTGCAGGTGGTGGCGCAAATGCAGGTGGTGGCTCAGGAGCGGGAACTGGTACAGGTGGCGCACCAGTTGCTGGTGCAACAACCGATGCAGCCAACAAAGCAGTATTAGATCAAATAGCATTACTTACACAACAGATTGCTGATATGCAAGCTGCTGCTGCAGCCGAAGCTGCTAAACCAAAAGTTGTTGGTCAAAAGACTGTACGTAAAACTGGTGGTGTAGTCGAAGTATACGAGACCATGTCTGATGGTACTCAAGGTGCTTTACTATCATCATATACAGATTTTGGTGCTCGTGATTCAGTAATGAAAATGTTTGAAAATACTGGATTAGGTCAAGCATACATTACTTCTCTTATGGATACTGTTGATCAGGTTTATAGAGATAACATAGCACCAACTGAAGCACAAGTTTTAAATAGTATTTATAATAGCGAGGCTTACAAGACTCGTTTTGCTGCTAATGAAGTAATTAAAAAGCGTATGGCTGATGGCAAAGGAAGACCTGGAGACAGACTTCTTACACCTTACGAATACATTCAAACAGAAAAAGCTTATGAAGAAATCCTTAGAGAAGCAGGACTTCCTACAGGATTTTATGATCAGCAAGAAGATTTTACCAACTTTATTGCTATGGGAGTAAGCGCAGCTGAATTAACTGATCGAGTTAATATAGCCAGAAATGCTTTAAACAATGCTGATGAAGGTATTAAGACAGCACTTAAAGATTACTATGGATTAACCAACGAGGATTTAACAGCATATCTTCTTGATAAAGATAGAGCAATGAATCTTATTGACTCTAGATTTAAGTATACAACTGAAGAAGCCAAGAAGATGTACACCGCTGCTGAAATTGGTGGAGCTGCACTTCGTGCAGGTCAGATGTCTGATAAAGCATTTGCTGAAGAAATCTATAAAGCAGGTAAAGCAGGTCAAGCAGAATCTGCATTCCAGACCGCTGCTGTACAGCAAAGAGATTACAGACGCTTAATGGGTCTATATGGTGAAACCGCAGGCGAGCAAGATATTGCTCGTGAAGAGTTAGCACTTGCTGGTGGCACTGATGTAACTGTTAAGAAGAAGAAACTTGCATCTAAAGAAAGAGCAATGTTCCAGCAGAAGTCTGCAATTGATACGACATCTCTTGGTCGTAGATCTAAAACAGCAGACGTATAACTAGTTTCCGTTCCTGACCGACCAGCCCAGGTAACGTGTATAAGTCTGGTAGTCATCACGTCTATGAATCACTTCCCCTGGTGAGGAGTACGTGTGGTGCAAGCCCGATGAGGGTCCAATCAACTATAGGGAGAAAACGCAATGGCAGAATATACAGAGTACGACTTTGAAGATGATTCTTCAGATTATGGTACTGATCTAGTAAAGAAACTACGAAAGCAAGTTGACCTACTTTCCAAAGAATTAAAGGAAAGAGATCAAGTTATTCAAGAGTTTCAAACTTATAGTCACGAAGCATCAGTAGGAGAAATCCTAGAAAGCTTTGGACTAAATCCAAAAATCGCTCAGTTCATTCCATCGGAGGTTGAAGCCGACGAGGATGCAGTTTCTGAATGGTTAACCGAATACGGCGAGGCTTTTGGAATTACTGCCGTTGATGAATCAGAGGCTGGTTATGAACCAGACGCTGACGCTCAATCTTTTGAGCAAATATCAGACTTTGAGAATGGTGATATTGATCCAAGTATTGGTCAAGACATCTCTTCACTTATTGCTAACGCAACAAGCCCAGAGGAATTAACTAACTTCTTAAAACGCTGATAGTCCATATCAAACCCTAATAGAAGGAAATTATGCCTACTACACCCGCAACGTCAACTACGACAAGCACATTGTCGAACTTGATCCAGACGGCGTATGATAAGTATATCGAGTTTAACCTTCGCTCAGAACCAATGTTCCGCAAGTTTGCGGACAAGCGTCCTGTCGATGTGACAAACCCTGGTAATACTGTTGTATTCCAAGTCTACACAGATCTATCTCGTGCTACTTCAGCACTAACTCAGACACAAGATCCAGATGCAGTACAGTTGAACAACACTAACAAAGTAAACGTTACTGTTGATGAATACGGTAACTCCGTAATTACAACTGAGCGTCTTGCTCTTGAGTCTTTATCTGCAATCGATCCAGCGGTTGCTGACATGTTGTCTTACAACATGCGTGACTCACTTGATTCATTAGTATGGACCAAGTTAACATCACTAGCAACTGGTCGTTACACAGGAACTTCATCTGCTGATGAGTCAACCATCAACGGAGAGAACGTATCTTCATCTACTTCTGCACCATACATCACTGCTGCTCTTGCTCGCAAGGGTGTTGCAAAACTACGTGGTGCTAACGTATCACCTCGTGATGGTGGTTTCTACACAGCACTTATCCACCCAGATGTGTCTTATGACCTTCGTTCAGAAGCACAATCAAGCGGATCTGCTGTATGGCAATTGCCTCATACCTACACCGAAGCTGGTGTTGGTAACCTATGGACAGGTGAGATCGGAATCTACGATCAGATTCGTTACATCGAAACACCTCGTGCAGAATCCATTTCAGGATCTGGTACATCAAAGGTTTATGCAACTGTTCTTCTTGGTAAGCAAGCTCTTATTGAAGCAGTTTCATATGAGCCAAAGACCGTTATTGGTCCAGTAACTGATAAGTTGATGCGTTTCCGTCCAGCAGGATGGAAGGCTTTAATTGGATGGAACATCTTCCGCAAGGAAGCACGTTACGTCCTACAGACAAAGTCAAGTATCGCTTCCTAATTCAGCGAAGAGGGGCTGGCAACAGCCCCTCTTCACCTAACAAGAAAGAATAAATATATGCCAATGGTAGAAGGTAAGAAGTTTCCATATACTAAAAAGGGAATTGCTGCAGCTAAAAAAGCTTCAATGAAGCATGAAAAGACTGAAGGCAAAATGGAAAGAAAAATTGAATACGGTAAAAAAATGGGTGTTAAAAAGCCTAAGTTAAAGAAGAAGAAATGAAGAAGCCATCCAAAGTAGAAAAAGTAATGCGTGAGTTTAAAGGTAAAACTTTGCATTCTGGTAAAGGTGGTCCAGTAGTTAAATCTCGTAAACAGGCAATTGCTATTGCTTTATCTGAAGCTGGTATGTCTAAGAAGATGGGCGTAAAGAAACCTAAAGTAAAGAAGAAGTAATGTCTTCTGGTCAATATAAACGCCACGATGGATTTAATCCAATGCAAATTAAAAATGGAATGGTAGTTCGTATAAATAAAGACGGACGAATTAAATCAATACTTGGAAAAGTTGGAGAGTACAAGAAGAATGGACCCAAGGCTTAAAAGAGCAGGTGTATCTGGTTTTAATAAACCAAAGCGAACACCGACACATCCTACTAAATCTCATGTGGTTGTAGCCAAGTCTGGCTCCCAAATTAAAACAATTAGGTTTGGTCAACAGGGTGTATCTGGATCTCCAAAGAAGGCTGGTGAGACAAAGTCTTACCGACAAAGACGTCAGTCTTTTAAAGCACGTCATGCCAAGAACATAAACAAAGGTGTTATGTCGGCAGCATACTGGGCAGATAAGGTGAAGTGGTAATGACAAAGATATTTCGTGGACCTACTTACCGCTATAAACTTGGTCGTCCTAATGATCTTTGGTTTGTATCTTATCCAATTGGTAAGAGTGTAATTAAGAATAATGGAACATGGTCAACAGTTATTGTTCCTAAAGATAGTGATTTATCTACATATCAAAGAGTATTACGTGGTGGTTATGACAATGTCATAACCGATGCAGAAGCTGCTGAGTTAACAGCAGCGGGTTATGGAGAGTACATCTGGGATGAGTAACTGTAGATCTGGTTGTAAGACCCAAGACCATGCTAACTGGGGCGAATGTGCAAGAGCAGCAAATTTTAGTATTACAGATCCGTTGGCTAATGCCGTATCTAAACAAGCCAATGCAGAATTAAACGCATATAGAAACGCAAGAAAACAAGGTATACAACCTAGATCTACAAAGATGCATGATATCAAGGCTGCTGTTATGGCATCCGATACTTTAGGAAAGGCGGTTCAAGCATAATGGCTACGTTAAATCAATTAACAGAGCAAACGCTTGGTGAAGTTAGTGGTTATGTTAAGAACCAAGAGTCGGTAACTATTGCAACTAATTCAGTTGCAGCAGGGGATATAACAATAACAGTAGATGATGCTGCTGCATTAAGCAAAGGTATTATTGAAATTGATGATGAATTAATATACATAAAAAGATCAGTAACTGCATCTGGAACTATTCAAGTATTAGGAACAAGTGCTAATCCAGTAGGTAGAGGATGGCGTGGAACTACCGCTACCAGCCATGTATCTGGATCAGTTGTTAAAAACAATCCTATGTTCCCAAGGTCTCAAGTTAAACGAGCAATTTTAGAAACAATCAAGGGAATGAACTTTCCTGTTATTGCTAATGAATCATTTACATTTAATGGTAGTGATTATTCTTATGTAATGCCAGATGCTTTAGTAGATATTACTGGAGTTTCTTGGGAACTACCAGACTCTACAGGAGTCTGGGCTTTAATTAAGCGTTGGAGATTAGATACCAATTATCTAGATAGTGGATCTACCAAGCAAGCTTTGATTTTAAATGAAGCTCCTATGCCTGGTCAGACCGTTCGTGTTCAATACACAAAATTTCCAACAACTATTACTGATAACCAAGAGTTAACAGTAAGTGGTTTACCAGCATCGTGCGAAGATGTGGTTCGCCTTGGTGCTATGTATCGACTGTTATCTACAGTCGATCCAGGTAAGGTAATTGCTACATCGGTATCTGCTGACGCATTAGATCAACCTGTTTCAGCTGGTGCTTCTACCAACACAGCAAAATATATTTTCCAACTTTATACCGTCCGCCTAGCGGAAGAGGTATCAAAGCAGCAAGCCAACTTCCTAAACACTATACAGTACTCGAGGTAATAAATGCCATCACCGTCACGCTATTACAGTTCGAATGCTGCTAAAACAACCTTAGCGGATTCGATCTCATCATCAGCAACCAGCTTAACGCTGTCTGCTGCATCTAATTTACCAGCACAATATCCTTATACGTTGATCCTTGAAAAGGACACAGCTAATGAAGAGGTTGTTGAGGTAACCAGTCTTGTAGGTTCTTCCTATCAGATCACACGTAACATTGATTCATCTGGTGCTAAGGCACATGCTGTTGGTGCTAACGTTGAACACGGTGTATCGGCTCGAGACTTTACTGAATCAAGAGCACATGAAATAGCAACTACTGGAGTTCACGGTGTATCTGGAGATGTTGTTGGTACAAGCGGTGCTCAAACTTTAGCAAGTAAAACTTTAACAACACCTACTATAAATGGTGCAACAATATCTGGAACTTTTACCTCTACTGCAACCATTAGTGGTGGTACAATTACTGGTGCAAGTATTACTGGTCTTGCTGAACCAACCGCAGCATCATCTGCTGCTACCAGAAATTACATTGATACACAAACTACTAGTGCTGCAGCATCAGCCACGGCTGCTGCCACTTCAGCATCTAGTGCTTCTACTTCAGCAAGCAGTGCTGCCACCTCTGCAGCAAGTGCTGTTACGTCAGCATCTTCTGCAGCAGCGAGTGCAACTGCTGCTGCTACTAGTGCTTCCTCTGCATCCACTTCTGCTTCTTCAGCAGCAACTAGTGCATCTAGTGCATTAACTTCTCAAACATCAGCTGCTACTTCTGCTTCAAGCGCAGCGACATCAGCATCATCAGCTTTAACATCACAAACATCGGCTGCCACATCAGCAAGTAGTGCAGCAACATCTGCAACATCTGCTGCTAATAGCGCAACTGCTGCTGCTTCATCAGCAACTACTGCTGCTGCATCTGTTGCAACTATTTCAAGTTATGCTACCGCTGCTGCATCAAGTGAAACCGCTGCTGCAACTAGTGCAGCAAGTGCTGCTACATCTGCAAC